CGAGTTGCTGTTGGAATTCCCGGTTCACCCCCGGGTTTCCTTCGGTTCACTGAGTTGCGGAGCCATCCGTAGTGGTCACTTCTCCTGGTTTACCAGGGGTTTGAAGGCGTGGCGTAGCTTAACAGCGCGTAAATTGTAACTTCACGCAAAATGGCAAGAATCCGCCGTGCTTTGAGCCGGGTGGTCTCAGCCCACCCAGTTGCAGCGACTTGTGCGTTGCTCCTGGCTGTACTCCCTGGATACCTCTCCATGCTGCGCGCGCCCGTGATCCGCAAGGTGAGCGAGCAAACACAGCGGGAGGCTGGGGAGTACATGAGGGAGGAGGAGGACGATGATGTCTTCGAGGAGTGTCTGGTGGAAGACACACGGGTCGAGGTCGGAGAGGATGGGGAGGCTTTGACGGTCCCCCTGGGTGTATTCTCCGTCCCCGTTCCCAACCGCGGCAGGTACCAGAAGAAGCTGGCGCTTATTGCGCAAGCCGAATTCGGCCTGCCCACGCGCACAGAGGCAAACCGTCTCTGTGTGCAGCGGTTCCTCCGTGACTACATGCGCGAGGAGAGGGTGCGTGAGACACACATCGCACGCATACTACCTGTCGCAGTCGGCCTGGCCTTCATACCTAACGCACAGCATGTGTACGAGCGAGACTTGCTCGCTACAAAACCTGTACGTGATCAGGTGGAGTTGGTCGAGGGCCACGTGGATGGCATTACGCCGGCCGAGAGGCGGACCTCATGGTGGAGGGGCTCAGCCCCCGCCAAGGAGGTGAAATTCTCGAAATAGGGGTGCCTTGAGAAGGGGTTTGGGTTCGACACGGCAACGGTTCGTCCGGCGCCAGGCGAGCAACTTAAGGTCAAACTCCTCTCAGGGATCCCGAAAATCCGCACTTTTGCGCGGTGCCTGGGGTTGTCTGCTAAGTCCCTGTGGGGCGTGCACAACCACAGTCTGATGAATTTGCTGCGAGGGATTAGGGAGAGGGTGTTTGCCGTGGAAGTCGACGGCGAGCTTAGGCCCCCTCCCAAGCCCTTGGCGGGCATCTTTGCCACAAGATTGGCGACATTTTTCGCCCTGCTGTGCGCGCACTTGGTCTACGTCAACCCGTGGAGCTACGACCAGTTCGTAGACTCATACGATGGCTCACGCAAGACCAGGTATGCCGCAGCAGTAGCCAGCCTGAGGATGCTGGCCCTGCTACCGCGGGATGCTTGGGTGAAGGGGTTCGTGAAAGCCGAGAAGCTCAACCTGAGTAAGAAATCGGACCCAGCACCGCGGATGATTTCCCCACGATCGCCGCGGTTCAATGTTGAGTTGGGGGTGTTCATCCGACCTGCCGAGGCTGTCATCTGCCGTGCCATAGCAGCAGTCTTCGGTGGACCTACCGTGATGAAGGGGTACAATGCAGTTCAGATGGCCGGGCATTTATTCACTATGTGGTGCTCTTTTACGAGTCCCATAGCAGTTGGATTAGATGCCAGCCGGTTTGATCAGCATGTCAGTGTGCAAGCCCTTGAGTGGGAACACTCTGTGTACCTATGGATGTACAGGCAGGGTCCTGACTCCAAGTTGGCTGGATTGTTGCGCTCTCAGTTACGCAATCACGTTAAGTGTTGCGCACCTGAGGGGTCTGTAGCATATACAGTGGAGGGGACGCGGATGAGCGGTGACATGAACACATCTTTAGGCAATTGCCTGATAATGTGTGCCATGGTGTATGCTTATGCCGCGTATGTAGGTGTGCGAGTCAGGCTGGCAAACAACGGTGATGATTGCGTTGTTTTCATGGAAAGCCGCGATGAGACCAGGTTCACTACCGGCCTTAATGCGTGGTTTCTGGAGATGGGGTTCACCATGAAAGTAGAAGACACAGTGCGTGTCTTCGAACATGTGGAGTTCTGCCAAACCAAGCCAGTATGCGTGGATGGTGAGTACGTGATGTGCAGGTCCCCCTTTATAGGGCTGGCCAAGGACAGCGTGTGCCTCCAGCCTAGCGTTGACAGACACTTCCTCTTCTCCTATGAGCAGTGGGCGCGTGAGGTAGGCACAGCAGGCTGTTCACTTGCATCTGGTATGCCAGTGTTACAGTCTGTGTACCTCCGCATGTCTCAGATGGGCAAGCAGCGGAAGAAAGCTTGGACACAGGGCCTTACTGGGCACTCTGGCCTGCTGATTGGGGCGAGGGGCATGACCTCTAAGGTCAGGCCCCCTAGCCCCACTACACGCTTTTCTTTCTGGCTAGCCTGGGGTATCACCCCAGACGAGCAGATCGCCATCGAGTCAGAAGCCGCTCAGTACATCCAGCCTACCTTCGTCTCGGAGGAAGTAAGTTACCAGCTTGCTATCGGACTACCCATCCCAGCATAGTGCGTTGCACTACGGGCGCAGGATAACATCACACCAAAAACACAAAGTTTTTATACACAGCCAAAATGGCTAAAAGTTCAAAGAAAACCAAAAACAATTCGAAGCGCAAGATTAATGGCAGGAAGGCTGTTAGGCCTGGTAAGAACATTGGTAAAGGCCTAGATATGCTCGCTTCTAAGTATGCAGAGCTATTGGCTGATCCGTGTTCTGGTCCCCTTGTGTCCGGCCCCTTTGGAGACGGTACAGGAGGAATCATCGCCAGGTATGAGCAGGATATTGTGTTGGACTCCCAGGCAACTGCCATTGGGTCCGCCATTGTATTCTGCCCTAGCGCCCTCACATACTCTTTTTCTAACGCTGTCCCATTGGCGACAGATTCCACTTTGTTCTTCCCCTATGTTGTTGGTAACACAGCCAATCATAGCGGACTCACTTCGCTGGCAGCACAGGGGGGAACCTTCCGTGTGCTGTCGGCTTGTTTGCAGGTGTATTATCCTGGAACAGAGCTGTCTCGGGCAGGTATTATGGGAATTGGGCAGGCACCGTTTGGTTCCTTTGCTGGTCCAACGGGGGTGTCTACGAGTTCTATGCGAACACTCGCCAACTATGTCGAACGCACTCCTGAATCATATTCAGAGATAGTGTGGCGGCCGTCGGAGTTTGATCTGCAATGGACCCAGTCCAACAACATTGATGCACCGGGTAGTTCCAATGAGTTACGACGGAGCACTCTCTTCAGCGCCACCACGGGCATCCCGGTTAGCACCGGTATGCGCTACCGTATGGTAGCAGTTGTTGAGTTTGTCCCATCCGCAGGTTTCGGGCAGACATCCATTGTGCATCAGCCTGCCTCGAACAACACCCTTACCCACGTGCTTAACACCCTTGACTCTTATGGGGATTGGGCGTACCATGGGGCTATGGCTATCAGCCATACTGCCTCAAAGCTTTACGCTGGTGCACAAGCCGTAGGCAGGGTGTCCTATGGAGTAGCGAAGTTGGCAGCCCTTACTATGGGTTGAGCTTGTCTCCCCTTTATTATAGTAACACCATGGGGGTCTGGTGTTTCTAGTTTTGAAAGATTTCTTTCTTTACTTTCTTAACAAATATAAAGTGATGCTGCGGATTCCTCCCTTCCGGAAATCACCCTTGTGGTAGTTCTGGTAGGATTGCTGTTTACAAAGTACGATGCGTACGGGTGGTGCCGTATCAAGGTGTCGTGTGCAGTGGTCTTCCTAGTTCCACCATAGGGACTACAAAACCGGTGGGTGGTGCTCAGTCCTAATCCCTTGATAGGGGGTTGGGGGGCTGCTGAGTATCGTGACCTTAACAACACCCTTACCCACGTGC